AATTCTTATTAAGATATCTCGGAAAGGACAATGGGTTGTATTTCCTCAAAATCTAGGTTTTGTTGCTGATCGATCACTTCAGTATAAGGGATGGATGTTTGTTGAGTGGGATCAGTTTTGGTCGGTTGAACAGAATCGAGCTCTAGTGAAGAATTATTCTCAAGAATCTGTTGCATTAACAATTTAGCAATTAATTCTTTCTTATATTTTCTAGAAATATTATCTGGCCATTTATCAGAGATATATTCTATCTTTAATGATGGTGAATTAATCCAGTCCTGATAAGAATATCTAGGTGCAGTTTTTGTAGAACCCCTAAAGTATTTTTCTATTCTATCTATGGCGGGGCAATCAGTAAGTTCAAATGTGACCAGACCAAGCATTCTACCATTATAAAACATTCCATGAGCAATCATCGGGCTGGCATCTCTTAACTTTATAAAGCTTGCCTCGTCAATTATTGTAGAAAAAACACCAGTCCCTGTAATCTGTCCTGATTGAATTTTTCTGTCCTGATTATTTGTTGTATATTGCTCGGCCTTTATTTCATAGCATCTAGCAGTTATTGGATGTGTTGCATCAAAGCTAGTGACACCGTTTGTTGTACTATGCATCTTGGTGTTGTGAACTAATCCAAGTTTCCTTGCAATAAGAGCTTCTCGAATTAAAACATTTGACTTTTTATCCGACAATATAGATAATATTAGCTGTCGGTGTCGTGGACCCTCGGTTAGGTTTATAAACTTTTCATCATCCCACATTATGAATTGATATAGCGCACTCATATCCTCTTCTGTAAACATAAAACCCTTTTTGTTATTATTGAAGTTCTATTATAACTAGATGTCCTATTGAATTGCAAGGGCATCGCTGGTCTCGATTGAGGTGAATCCACCTTCCTTAATTACCTTCAATACATCAGACACTCTTCCAGTAAGTTCCTCTCTGTGACTAATTAGAAAAATGTTTCTCTTATTCTCGCGGCCCATCTTCTTTAATATAGCCAATGATGCTTCAACACCAGCGGTATCCAAGCCCTGATCTAATAATTCATCTACGAACAATAAATTAATCTTATCATTCATACTCTCAAAAACGTCACGGAAACTCCACGATAAGGAAAGTATAAGCCTCGTTCTTTCTCCACGCGACAAATTGTCGAAGTCAAATTCTTTTCCATACATTTGAATTTCGACCTCGAGATCGCTTTTAAATTTGACAGAATGAGGCAGGCCGATATCCGCAAGGTAATGAGCAAGCCTATGATTTAGAAATGTTAAGTTTTGATCAATTATCTTTTTACGAATAAAACTATCCTTGTTAGTTAATAACTTGTTTAAGAAGTCTTGGTGATCTCGAAGTTTTACCAATGTGTTCATTGTGGTAAAGTCAATTTCCTGTAGACCGTCCTTACGCAAGAGCTCAATCTGATCTACAAACGGATTTGAAGATTCTAGTTCAATACTTAGATTACTACCCAGTGTATCTAATGTTGTTTTATGATTATATGCAGCATCAACGGTATCATAATATGTTGTAGGCAATGCCGGAATAATAGATGCTACAGATTCAGTGAGAGTTTTAACCTCATCTCGCTTTGACGATTTTTTAGTTAATCTCTTAAGTGCATCAGTATGGTCTGCAAGATCCTCATCATGGAGTTTTTTATGTGTCTCTGCATTCACTGGTTGGTTACATTTAGGACAAATATCTGCAGAATAACTATTTAAGTTTTTCTCTAAGCGCACCTTTATTCTTGTAATCTCGATAACTTCTTTGTCCAGACCATTAAGTTCTTTTGCCAAGGATCTATATTCAGCTGTAAGGTCTTCAATTTCTTTCTTAGATTTGTGTAATGCAATTTCAGAATCAATATCTACATTAAGAAGTTCCATAATAGATTTCTGAAGCTTTTCTATTTTCGCTTCCTTGCCACTGTTCCACGCAGCCGACTTTGTTTCCAATGACGAAATATTTGTTTCAATTCTCTTATTCGCTTCACCAGCGGCCGATATGCGGAACTCTTCTTCCTTGATCTCATCTTTTGTCACCTTAGATTCCTCTCTAAGCTTATCTGCTTTTTCCGAAAGCTTAGTTATTCCGAGCAATTGTTCTATGATAGCTCGTTGATCATTTGAGCGTAATGCAAGAAATGGTTCAACGTATGTGTTTAATGCAACCACGTGTTTAAACATATCGTGTGAAATGCCTATAATGCGCTCAATCTCAAGTTGTGTAAAACGCCCTTCACCCTGCGATTCGTCTTCTCCCATGTCTTTTTCAACACCGTCTTTAATGAACTTAAAAATGCCTGGCTTGCGACCACGTTCAATAGTATAATTAATTCCGTCAACCTCAAAGGTTAATGTAACCAACATATTTTTCATGTTGGTTTTGTTGATTAGATTATCTTTCTTAATATTTGTTAAAGCAGATCCGAAGAGGGCATAACTAAGTGCATTCACAATAGTTGACTTACCTACACCGTTTCTATTATCATTTCCACCAAGGTCGAGATTTTCACCCAAGACGAGAACCAGATCATTGCTACTAAAATTTATTGACTGAGTAACATTCCCAATACTCATGAAATTTTTTATCGTTAATCCATTTAGATTCAACATGTATTAGAGCCCGTTATAAATTTCGACAAGTAATTTTGTCTCAAAGGAATCACTTTCGATATTCGTTAATTGTTCAATGACTATCTGATCGACCGTCTTGAATGTTATATCTCCAGCATAATCCTTTGATAACTCATCATCTTGATTTTTAACAAGTTTGAATTCTCGAACATTATATTGAGATAAGAAAGTTTCTCTTAAGAAACTTGCCTCTTCATATGTGATATCAGCATCTAATGTTACCTGGAGATATGTCTTTGGTTTTAGATAAATGTCTGGATTTTCTAAAAGTGCAGTAAGGTTGATACTAATAAAGCGTGGTCCATCTGTGTAATCTAAAAACACAGGTTCCTTATCCCACTCTAAAAACATTCCACCGCGCTCAAAGTCCCATATGTCTGAATAATTATGTCCAAAGGGATTCCCAATATAACTTATTTTTCCCTTTGTCTGGCGCTTGTGGAAATGTCCAGAAAAAACATACTCCTGATGTTCAAAGTGTGTGGCATTAAGTGTTCCATGATCGGGCATCTCTATCATTGCGTTCATCTTGAAGCCGGGGAGTTCCAAATGTCCAAATAGATATTTTGATTTTATAGAGGTATATTCTTTCCACTCATCTTCAATTAGCCACGGAATTAGAGCAACATCGCCATTAACTATAGGAGCATCAACTAATACAATATTAGGAAACTCACTACCTACAACCATAGAATGTATGTCACGCTTTTCTCTATAGAAAAGATCGTGATTTCCTACCATGATGTATGTCTTATCAAAATATTCATTTAATAAACGGAGAGATCGCATTGTATAATCTAAAGTTAATAGATTGATGTTTGACCTATGGTGGTGCCAATCTCCTAAGAAGAAACAAGTCTTACAATTTCTTAATTTAGCCTGTTCTATTAACCATTTTGTGAAGTCCAAACAATCCTCATTGTGTTCCTTTGAATTGTGTCTCAAACCATAGTGAATATCGGTATAGAAAATAGCACTTTCAAAAAGATTTTTCATTTTGGATCAAGGTTGTTCAATAGTTTAGCGCTCATCTTTTGCCGAATCCTGTGCATCTTCTCTTAGTCTACGAATTTCATCTTCTACCGCTAATTGACGTGAGAAGCTTGGGCTTGCACCGCTATCAATCAACAAGTCATCGCGAAGATCTTGATTCTTCTTTTCTAAGTTAAGAACACGGGTAAAGCTGTTTGAAACGCTAGCAGTGTAATACGAGAATGGATTATCAGATTTATATTCATCAAATTGCAATCCCATCTGCGCTAATTGCAACAGAGCCTGACCTTTCATCTCATCAAGATAGGTATAACCACGCCAATTGCCACGTTGACCATATTTATTCACCATTAGGATAAACATCTTTGCAAGTTTGTTTGTAATGGAACCGCGTTCAAGATTGAATTTACCATTCTTTGAATGTGATCGACCGACCTCTTTCTCAACACCGTTCTCAATAATGAAATGTTTGAAGGGATAGAAATTCAACTTCATATAACTATCAGCTTCGCTTTTAGGGTTTTTCTTACGACCTGGTGCAAGCGGAATATGATCAAAACCTAAGACACGAAATACCAAATCATCAATAGAAAGTGTGTCTGGTTTAATCTTAAATTCTGCGAGTCTCGGTTTGTCAGCTTTTGAAACGTTTGGTTTAGCAAGCAGTGCAGCTTCATATGCTGTGGCTGCGATTCTTGCTGCACGAGCAATCTTTGCTTTTTCTTGTACTTCAGGTAGAAAAATTTCAGCAACACTTTCAATAATTACATCATAGTCGCTGTACCTTGGATCAATGTATTCGCAAAAGGAATTTTTACTACGGTGAATCTCCTTGAGCATGTCTTTATTGTTTAGGTAGTTAATCTTTTTAACGGGTGCTATGACAACAATTTCAGGTGCTATATTACCCTCGTCGTCTTCTATTAGCATTTCTTCGTTTAGGTCTGGGGACATTAATGTCTTCTCCTTTAGGGTTTCGTAAAGTGTAACACACTTAAAGCATTTCGTCAACAGTATCAGTATAAAAGTACCAGTTTATGACCATGATAAATAAGAAGATAGGAGGACTTCTAATGGCACAACAAGATCAACGAGCACGTCTGCAACCGAAAAATTTAATAACAAATCGTGGTGGCGTCGCTGAGTCAATCCTGGGTCCGAGAGATTCATCAAATCTTTTGTTTCCTCTTTATCAAACAGGCGGTGTCCTTTTTCCATATACTCCGGCAATTACAACCGGTTCAGTAACTGAATATGATCAAACACCCTTCATCCATTCAAACTATAATTACAATGCATATGTTAGATCTTACCCAAAACCAATAGGCATCACAGCTGAATTTACAGCACAGTCGAACGATGAAGCATTGTATTTATTAGCGGTTATCCACTTCTTCCGGTCCGTAACGAAATCTTATTTTGGTGTTAATCCTTACAATAAAGCCGGTACTCCGCCACCGGTATTAGTTTTTAATTACTTAGGTGAATATCAATTTAATAATGTGCCGGTTGTTGT